CCAGCCCCCTTGAAAAATTCTTTTCAAGGATAAAAACCATGATTAGCAAGATAGCGGATTTGAAAACCCAAAGGGCAGCAGCCCTTGCCAACCTTGATGGGATGGCAACCAGAGCTTTGACACCAGAGGAACAAACTGCATTTGATGCGGTTGTTACTCAAGTTGGTGAAATTGATTCTAGGGTTGCAGAACTTGAAGCTGCTATGAATTCTGAAGCAGCAGTTGCAACCAATTCTACTAAGCTTGAAACCTTGAAACGAAGTCAGCGCAAAAGCCCAGCAATTTCTGCCCCTAATTATGTTGCTGATGTTAGCGACAAAAAATTGAAACTAAATACTTCAAATTCTTTAAGGGCTTGGTTTACCAAAGGAACCCCTGCTTTCAGAAATGAATTTGCAGTTGCAGCCAATGAAACCGGAATTGATCTTAATTCAAATACCCTTACCTTTGATGCTCGTGCAGCCCAAGGGGTTGGTTCAACTGGCATAGGCGGGGCTTTGGTTAACAGTGGTTTTTATAATACCTTAACAAGTGCTTTAAGGGATTACAATTCAGTTATGCAGGTTGCAACCATCATTAACACTGATACAGGTTCAGCGTTAAATTTCCCAACCCTTGATGATACTGGGGTTACTGGCGAGCTTCTTGCTGAAAATGGAACTTCTGCCCAGACTGCATTTACGGTTGCAACCACAACTTTGGGTTCTTACAAATATTCTTCAAAACAAATCTTAACTAGCTTTGAATTATTCCAAGATGGTTTGATTGATATTGAAAATATCGTGGCAACTGTTGCGGGCCAGAGATTGGGCAGAATTACTGGTAGTCACATGAGTTTAGGAACTGGCAGTTCCCAGCCCAAGGGCATCGTAATTGCTGCTAATGCTTCAACTGCAGTTGCATCAACAACTGCAATAACTGCTGCAAATATTTTAACCTTGGTTGGAAATGTTGACCCTGCACATAGGAATGCACCAGGAACTGCTTTCATGATGAACAGCGCAACCCTTAATCAAGTTGCTTCAATCATGGACGATAACGGCAGGCCAATTTTTGTACCCAATTATGTTGATGGTTCTGGCAGGTTGCCAACTATTTTGGGCTATCCTGTTTATCTAAATAACAACATGGACAGCGCAGCAGCAACCAAGAAACCTATTATCTTTGGTAACCTTGCAGCCTATACAGTTAGACAGGTAACAGGCCAAGCTGGTTTAACTTTGGTTCGCCAAAATGAAACCTATGGTCATATTGGCCAAATCGGTTGGACTGCCTTTACCCGATTGGATGCAAACTTATTAACAGGTAATGCAACCACTTACAGCCCTGTTTGGTCACTATTAATGGCAGCTTCCTAATGAAAATAACCATGCTAATTTCTGTTGCCTCTGCTTGGGATAACACCAGCAGAGGAAAAACAGTAGATGTACCAGATGAAGTTGGTATGGAATGGTGCAGGATTGGTTATGCCAAACCTGCATCAACCCCAGCCAATGAAAAAGCAACTTCCAAAATTACCCCAGAGGTAAGAAAAAATGGAACTCCGAGGGATAGTAACAGTAATAACACAACCGACAACGGAACCAATAACACTGGCACAAATAAAAAGCCATCTAAGAATTGATCATTCAGAAGATGATACTTATTTAAATCTTTGTATCACTGCAGCCAGAAGCTACTTTGAAAAAATGTGTGAAATAACCATCTCTTCAACCACTTTAAAATTATCATTAGATAACTTTGAAGATGTTTTATATCTTCCGAAGGGGCCAATCCAATCTGTTACTGAAATTGTTTATTACGATTCAAACGAGGATGAACAGAATGTTGCCGATTGGCAAGAAGATATAGCTTCTGGCCCTGCAAGGTTGATGCCCCTATTAGATGAAAGTTGGCCAGAAACAGCAGGGATAATGAATTCTGTTGAAGTTACTTATATTGCTGGTTTTGTAAATGCTGCAGCAGTTCCAGAATTATTAAAACATGGCATCAAATTTTATGCTGGCCATCTATACGAAAACAGGGAAGCAGTAACAGAAGGAACATTATCAGAAGTTCCATTAGCAGTAAGTTCAATCATCAATCTTTTTACTAATGGGGTGTACCATTAAAGCTGGAAGCCTTAACACTAGAATTGAACTGCAAAGCAAAAGCACAACCTTTGATGCCATGGGGCAACCTGTTTTAGCATGGGCAACTGATTACACAGTTTCAGCTTCTGTTAAACCTTTATCTTCAAGAGAAGCATATTTTGCCAAAGCTGTTAGACCAGAAACAACCCACAGGGTTATTATCAGATTCCTTTCAGGTTTTAGCCATCATCACAGAATTAAAATTGGTGCAAGGATTTTAAACATATTAGCCATTCTGAATGTTGATGAAAATAATAGAACCATGCAGGTTGATTGCTTAGAGGTAGTAACCTAATGGGAAGCATGAAAAACAAATCAATCCTGATAGCAAAGGGCAGTGTAAAGGTTGAAGGATTGGATGAACTAATCGATGTGTTCCAACAATTAACCAGCAATAAAAAAGATGGCAAGTTGGTTGCTGCAATGCGCTTTGCCATGAAGCCTTTGCAAGAAGCAGTTAAATCTGCAGCACCCAGCAAAACCAAAACTACAACCGGAGCTTTAAAAAGATCCATCAGCATTAAGGCAAAGAAATTTGGCAGGGGAAAAAAGAAAGTTATTCAAGGTTTGGTTGGGCCAAAGTTGGGCAAATCCATTAGAAGATTTGGAAGAAATTTTGATCCAATACATTATGCCCACCTGCTTGAAAGAGGGGCAGCCAGCCATTCCATTAGCCCAAAGAAATTGCAAAAGCTTACAACTTTTGTTGGCCCCTTAAAGGAAGGTTCCAAAAGGCAGGTTTCGCCAAGCAGCTACCAACACCCAGGCGCAACTGCAAAGCCATTCATGAATCCAGCTTTAGATTCCAAGGGTGGGGAAATCTTCAATAGGTTTGCTGAAAAGATGAAAGAGATTATTGCAACTGTTGGCATTAGGAAGGTAAGCAAATGATTGAATCAGCTTTCTATACCTTTATAAAATTGCAAACAGGAATCACTGCTTTAATTGGCAATCGGATTTACCCCGATACAGCCCCCGCTTCTGTTTTACTTCCCTGTTTGGTATTTGAAAAAACAGGGGTTGATAGGCAATTAACCCTGCTGAAATCTTCTGGGGTGGTAACTGCAACCCTGCAATTAGATATTTTTGCCAATAGCAGACTGGCAGCAGAAACAATTGTTGAATCAATCAGGCTAGCCTTTGATGGTTACCAAGGAACTTGGGATACCACCAATATTTTTATGGCTAGGCTGGATAACGAGTCTGTTGGGTGGGAGATTGAATCAGCAACAGAAACTGGAACCCACAGGGCAACAGTAGATTTAATAGTTACATTTTCAGAGTCTGTTACAACCTTTACTTAGGAGTTTTGGCCATGGCTATTCAAGCAACTTTTGGAACTACTATTTCAGTTGGTGGTACTGCGATTGGGGAAGCGATTTCCATTACCCCACCACAAATAAAAATTGGCACGATTCAAACTACTAACCTAGCGAACACTTCCAAAGCCCATACCTTTTTGGCAGGAATGGAAGATGCTGGGGAAGCCAGCTTTGAAGCTAATTTTGAAGCAGCAGATTTTGATGCATTGGCTGCAATGGCATTTGCCAGAACAGAAATTGCAGTGGTAATTACTATCCCTGCCCCTAATACTGCAACCTATACCATGCAGGGAATTATTACTGGATATTCTATATCTAGTATTGGAACAGGTGATGATATAATTAAATGTAGCTTTACAGTAAAGATTAGTGGTAACGGTTATTACATTGACTAGGAGTTAATTAAATGGCTTTAGATAGATTGCAGATCCTTTCCAAAAAAGATTCTTTGCCAAGGCAAGAAATCGTTATTCCAGAATGGGAAGGATCTGTCTGGGTTAGAAGTCTAACAGTTGGTGAAAGAGATTCCATAGATGCAGATTTTAATGCTGCAAGGGGCAAAGGGAAAACCCCCGACAATCTGCGAGCCAGAATGTTAATTAAGGGCTGTTGCAATGCTGATGGTTCAGCTTTGTTTTCTGAATCAGATATTGGTGATGTGAATAAATTGCCAGCTACAATTTTAGAAAAAATCTTTGATGCAATATTAAAGATTAATCGGATTGGTGCAGGGGCAGTTGAGGAAGCGGAAAAAAACTAAGGGACGATGCCCCAAGGCTATTTCTTTTTAGATTAGCGGGGCATCTAAAAAAAACAGTAGCAGAATTGGAACAGGAATTAAGCCATGCAGAATTCATGGAATGGATTTCTTTTTCAAGGATTGAACCAATTGGTGATGCAAGATTAGATTATCTATTTGGAATGCTGGAACTAACTTTAGTTGGTTGCCATTCCAGCACCAAATATAAACTTTCTGATTTTGTTCCTGATTGGTTGGGTGAAAAAAACAAACCTGCAACACCAGAAGCCATGGCAGCAGCATTTGCAACCATGGGAAAAAAGGTAAAGGTAGTTAAACATGGCTGATGTAAATTTAGGCAGAGCCAGTTTAAGTGTTACAGCAGACCTTTCTGGTTTTACTTCTGCCCTAGATAATGCAGCCAAGCAAACTGATAAGCTTTCAACAGCTAATAACATTGTGGTTACAAGTTCAAACAATGTAACGACAAGTTTAGATCATCAAACCAAATCAGTTCAAGAACTCCAGGATGCTGCAGTTAGCAATTCTATTCTGATAAAGAATATGAATTTGACAGCGCAGGCAACCAAGCTTGCAACTGATAATTTGGTTTTGCTTGATGGCGCAACCCTTCTATATTTAAAGGATGAAAAAGAATTAGCATTTCAACAGGCAAAATTAAACACAGGGTTTAAAGAACTTGAAACCAACCTATTCAAAAATGATGCAGCCTTTAGAAATAATTCCTTATTAATTGAATTGAATACTCAAAAGCAAAGGAATTTAGCTTTAGAAAATAAGGCTTCAATGGCTGCAATGCTGGCTTTAGATGATCAAGCTATTGGATATGCTGCAAATCAGAAAACCTTATCAACAGAATTAGACATTGCAACCCGCAAGCTTGACCTGCAAGCAAGGCAAATGAATATTGATACTGGTGCAACCAAAGCCCTGCATGATGAATTGGTTAAACTTGAAGAACAAGAGAAAGCTTTAGCAGCGCAAGAAGATAAAGTTAAAGGTATTAACCAACCAGTTGCAGCAATTGAACCACCTGCAAAGGTTGATACTAATACAGCAGAATTTGTTAAAGGGCAAATCAATTTAAAATCTGAAACCGATATGGCAACCAAGGCTTTGGAATTACAAGCCAGACAAATGAATATTGATAGCGGTGCAACTAAAAAGCTTTATGAGGATATGCAAAAACTTGAAGCCCAAGAAAAGAAAATAATTGCTTTAGAGAATAAGGCCAAAGGGATTATACCCCCGCCCCCGATTCCAATTAAACCACCCCCAATTCCTGTTAATAAAAATACTGCTGAATTTGTTTTGAAT